TGTTTTGCTAACTCTCTTATAAGTCCGCCAGATGTTCTAGCATGATCTCTAAATGTATTAAAGTATTGATTTAACTTTAACTTTCCGCCATCTAGATTTTTACCAAATTTTTCTACATCTGATTGTAGGCTTACAAAGTGTGTGGAGAACTGGCCTGTGCTTCTTAAGGTGTCTGCAAAAGACCTGTTCATGACGGCAATTTGATTTGCCATCATCTTATTAGAGTTAGCTAATTGTTCTTGTAATTTTGATAGGCTGGCAGTAACCTTATGCACATCGGCAATAAGGGCTGAGAAGTCGGCATTAGCGACTATTCGGGTACTGATTGTTTCGTCAGCCATTTATATTCAAATTACTCCTTCGAGTATCCTAATCCCTCTCCAATTCCAAAACCAGCCTGAGCTGCGAATCTTCCTTGTAAAGAAACAACGTCGTTACTTGCAGCGTTTATTCCTGCTGCCCTTAACTCCATGTCTTCGAAAGTAGGACCTCCATTTTTATCATTTTCGTTGTCACCTATATCTACTCCCTTTAAAGATGCAAAGAATTTTTTATCTTCATAATCTTTTTTCTTTAAAGCCTGTAAAGTATTTATAAGTTCTGGCATTGATAAATTTTCTTCAAGTTCATCGTAATTCTTCCAATGTCCAATTAAGAAAACTTCTCCTTCTAAAGCGGCTAAATCTAGTTCTGACCAGCCAGAACCGCTGCCGCTAGTAGGTTTGGGTCGTCAAGTTTAATTCCTCCGCAAACTTCAAGAATGCGATTCATTGTTGGAACGTCGATTGCATCTTCAAATGCTTCTCTATCTGCTACCAATTCTGGTAGTTGTTTTTCTAGTGCAATTGCACATGCGTCAATTAGGATGTTTAGTGTCTCATCCTCTGTCTGGGATTCCCCAGTTTTCTTGATTGCGATCATGAACTTGCGAAGTTCTTTAATTGATAAAGGCTTTAGCTTTACGGTCTGCCCGTTTTGTAGCTGAACCTCTTCTACGCTATATACTGTTGTTGCCAATTTAATCCTCCTAGGATCTACTCATAAACATTATACTAAAAGAAATATACTAATACAACCACAAAGGCCCCCAATTTCTTGGGGGCCCTGTAGAATAACTATTTAATTATTAGGCTGTTAGTACACGGTCAATAATCTTACCGTACTCTTGTCCTTCGTAGCCGCTTGTAGCGGTTGGAAGAAGACGGAATGTTACTGGGAATGTAGTTGGAGCTGATCGTGCTAGTGTGAAAGCTGATTGCTGTACTGAAAGCACACGGCGTCCATAATATACACGCTCTGATTTTGCTACGTTTGCATCTGCGAGAGATGTTCCTGAAGCTAATCTTGTTGGTGCTTGACCAACTGCAATAAGCTGACGCTCTGTTGGTGCAATACCAAGAGCACCTGCTGCAAGACCTAGTGTAGTCTTGTGTGCATTTCCTGCTCCACTCTTAATAATTGTATTATCCTGAGTAATTGCAGAGTTGTTGGATGGATCGTCTGGTTGTCCGAATACTACTAGAACGTTTTCTAGTGTACCTTCTGACATTTCAGTTGCGATCATAACCTCCATAGCAGACTTGAACAGTTTAGCTGTGTCAAGAAGCTGATCCACTGTTACTGAATCATATGTTGGGTTGTAAGTAATTTGCAAACCATTGTTTGTAAAACCTACGTTTCTGTAATAGAAAGTACCAGTATCTATTGCGTTAAGTGTATCTGTATAGGATGTTCCTGCTACAAATGCACCAGCATTAGATGTGCCTGGTTCTGCGTTTTCGTATGTTGCGTATCCTGATGTTGTTGAATCAATGTTTGAAATAAACAACGGTGATGCGCCTACGAGAATATTTCTGGCATTACCTGTATTTTGTGCCATATTGTGTTGCCACCTCCTGGAATTCTTTAGTACTAAATTGTAAAATCAATTTTACTTCAAGCTGGCTAGGCTCATTTCCTCTTGGTCTAATTGTATGCCATTGAGGCTAAAAAGGCAAACCCTAAAGGAACCTGCCCACGGAGTCTGTAATTCTAGAATACTTTATCTCTAAAATGATTTCTGAAGAAAAGAATCCCTGCAACTCTTCAGAAGGGGCGGTAGGCGAGATATCTGCTATCCATACTGTATGGAATTTAAACTTATCTGATAAACCTGTCCATTTATTTATATCCCTAGCAGACTCGTCCATTCTCCTAAATTCATCTGTCATGTAGTTTCTAATTTCATTTATGTCCGCTACCGATGTTGAATATACGGTAAATAGGATCTGCTCACAGCATATTAGCCAGTTGTCTTCATATGACATACCTATCTTGTCATAGACTATATGTTTCTTGCCGCTCAAGAACTGATTCATTTCGGCTGCTTGCTGAACTGGGATAATTGGGATAATATTCTCATTTAGGTTATCTGACCAATAATCATCTTCATCAAATATATTGCGGGTGTATAGTTCTTTCCACAGATACTTTCGAAGCTCTAGCATTGCATCTAATTTATAATTAGCCGTCACATTGCACCTCCAAATGATGCCGCTAGTGCTGCATCGGCTTGATTCCTAATAGTGTTTGCAGAAAAAGAATACTTAACTCTTTTAATATCAGAAGGAACCCTCAAAGCTTTAGTCATACTTGAATTAAATATTTTTTGAAATCCAGATCTTTTAATAGATTCATTAACTAGCCTGCCACTAAAAAATCTTGAATGGGCCAAAGAAAATTGATTTGTAGCAGAAGATCCTCCTGGGCGTCTAACTGTTACAGATTTGCCTTTAGGCATAAATACGGTTTCTCCGTCATATTCAAAAACCAAACGCTCTGCATTTTTAGGACGAATAACTAATGGCTTTCCTTCGTCTATTACCTTCGCCTTATTTGCAAAAACATGTCTGCGTTTTCCATTTGATGAAGGAACTAGGGATTTAGATTGAAGTAGTTCATAGTTAATTTTAAATGAAAGTCCATCCTGAGATATCTTATTTAATTTAAAAAGTCTAGCATTTTTGTTTCCAACCTTTTTCCATTCATAAACATGATGTAATGATTTGGGTTTTGATCTTGCTAGAGCATCTATATAGTTTCCAAAATCTGTGTCTATTTGATCAAAAATTATCTTTGAAAATGCTGACTGAAATTGTTTGTTTGTAGTTAATTTAGATATAACTGCTGCCTCATAGTATACATAGGCTGATATCTGAGCTACTGTGCTATCTTTTAAAGGTCCGTTTTGATTTGCGTACATCATTCTTTCTAGTCCGCTTGCCGCTTGAACCAACATTCCGCTATTGTCCAATTTGCTGGTTCTCCGATCTCTTCATAGATGAGTTATATGCAATCACTCTACCAAATGGGTCGGTGACTGGAGTTGTTCCCATAACTTCAAATACTGTTGGGGTCTCATTTGGATAGTTAATTTCATTCCAAATAGTGTTGCCTTCAGAGTCTCTGATGTTTGTAACCTTTTCTCTGGCAGTTAATTTCTCTGCTGTTCTAACTTGAATAACCTGATCGTTTAAATACTTATTTGAGAATATCTGCTTGTCGCTAGAGCGGGTAGTAGCAGAGTTGCTAATAACTCCCTTTACGTGGCATGGAACGGTTTTATAAAAGTTCCATTCTCTAACTATTGCTCCTGTATCGGTATCCTGAATCTCAGACTGTCTATATACATCTAAGTTCATAGACAAGACAGAGTCTACGATGCTATTCATTATATAATCTCTACTTTAGATGTTAAGACGTAATCTGCTAACAGGTTGTCTGCATATGCATTACCTGTTCCAGTGTAGGCATCTCCTGTATATTCAAAGTCCCAGTCAAATGTAGATATGTTCTTTACATACTTGTTTCTCCACATTGTATCCTTAGAGAAGTAGTCTTTCATTAATTCTGCCGCCGCTTGTTCTACATTCTCAGGAACAGAATCCCATCCAAATCTTGCTTGAACCTTATAAGGAATACCAGACTGGAATATTCCAGAGTAGTCATGAATGCTTGGAGGCACCATTCCGTTTGCAATATATACAGCGTTGTCTAGTGTGCTAGATCTATCTACCCTAAGACCAAATTTTGTTTCTGATATATTTACTGCTAAGCCCCAGTTGTTGACTGTAGGTGTAGATAAATTATCTATAAGTAAAATATCTTTTACGAATAGCTTTTGCAAAGAGTTAATCTTGGCGGGAAGTGGTAGAGTATCTGACTCATATCCGTATACAACATATACGTCATCATATAGATAAAAGTACTGTCCTGTATATCCCTCAATTTGTTTACGAGCATATTTTTCTGCTTTAAGTAAATCTGAGTATGACTTATATCCTGGATCAGATGAATCTGAGGCAAAGCCCATATCCTGAATATGATTGAAATCAACGTATGGTGTTACAACAAAAACATCTTCTGTTTTTACAACAGATGTTCCGCTAACTGCATATTCCCACTTAAGTCTCAGAGTCCTGTTTCTGTTTGTATATTCATAAGGGACATTTATTGTATATGTTCCTGGATTGTTTTCATCCAAGGTTGATGTAATGGTTGTCAAAAGCGTGGTTGAAGCAATTGCAGGACTTACTGCTGGATCATTTGTTACGTCATAAATTTTGACAATTGGTGCAGAGGTTGCGTTTGCAACGTCTCCATTCCAGAACACCTTATGTGTTACTGGAGATTGTGAACCTACTAATACTTCTGCCATTTAAGAGGCGTAGACTAGTTGTAGTACTCCTGGACTTCCCTTGGAGTTGCTAATCTAAAGCCCTCCTCCTTATCAAAAATTGCTTGCGCTGCTTCATTACTCATTGCAATAAATGGGTGTTCTTTTGTGAACGTAAATCCCATAATATCATATCTAAAGTTATCTCTAGTCATTCTTACTAATACTGTGTTTTCTGGCTGTTCCGCCTTTGGATCAAACTTAGGCAAGATCTCTACGGTCATATCTTCTTCTTCCATCTTATCCATGGTCTTGTTATATACAGACCAAGTTACGCCTTCTTCTGCGAGGGCGGCAATAATATCGGCCTTACTCTTTAGACCATCTGTATCAACTGCAAAATCTTCTGCAATCTTCTTTATCTCAGATACCTTCAATGTCTCAAATGACATGCATATCTCCTATTTCTACTCTAAACAATTATAGCATTACTAAATTAAAATGAAAAGCCCCCCAAAAATTAATTCAGGGGGCTTTTAGCAGATCTAAATCCTATTTATTAGGAAGCGACCTTAACGTCTTTAACAACTACCCATGCGTCTGCCTGCTCGATTTGAACACCAACACGAGTATACATTGTGTACTCGATTGAGTCTTTACGTGGCTGGAAGAAACGATAGACGGTTACATCACGCTTGATACCAATAACTACGTTATTTGGGAATGTCAAGTGGATATCTCCGTGATCGCCAGTCTCGCCTGAATATGTACCATCCTGTGCTTCTTTTAGCATAGGAACTTCAACAATTGGAATACCAAATGCGAATGGTGCTACGTATCCTGCTGGACCACCAAGTCCTGGAGTTGCGCCACGGATAACGCTTGATGCGATATCTTGTGGGATTGTCTGGTTTGTTCCAATGCTGTTAGCATATAGGAAATCTTGGATTAGGTTTGAACCTACCAAGAAGCGAAGGTCGCCACGACGTTGCTTGTACTTACGTGGAAGTGCCTTTAGAGCCTTGTTGA